ATTATTATCAAAACCATGTAGTTCATCCCCCCATACACAACTACACCCTGATGTTAATAACATTAAATTCCTATTAATTCTTGTTTAAGTCGCTCAATGTATATTGTAGCGTCCATAAGTTCTTCTTGTAAATGGGTCAACCATTCTTCTCGGGTTAAATCTTCACGAGTAGTATTAGTTCCATACTTTACAAAACCAACCTCTGCTCGAGATTGGTATTTATTCATAACAGAAACAACGTTGGGATCTAAATCAGCCATTATTGGAACAACTCCTCATATAACTCAAACACATCTTCTGCTTCAGTACGGACTTCCGTAGCATTTTGCTTATGATACATTGTAGCAAGTTTACGTAGCTTCTTCTTATCAAATCCTTCGTTCTCAAAGGTGACTTGAATTATGTCTCGCTGTAGCTCTTTCTCAGCATCAACTCGAGTCATAGAGTCTGATAATTCTTTGATAACGTTAGCAAGTTTTTGTTTATCTACTGGGTTCATTTCAATACCTCTTATATAATCATAAAATAAGTTTAGGGTGTTTCTATTTCTTCTATTAACATATCACGCATAGCTCGAGCCTGCGAGTCTTCAGGGTTGTTTACACTACCGCCGTTGACAAACTTATAGGCTAAAGTAATTCGTTGTCCTGTGCCATTATAGGCTGCATGCCAACAGTGCAAATCTTCTTCAGCTTCAGCGCCAAAGTAATAATGGCGACATTGCCATCCTGGAACATCTTGGATACGTACTATCTCATCGGTCTTTTTATCATAGTATTCAAAGTAACCATCACCATTCTCTGACCAAGTGAATAAGATTTGATATGCGTTAGCATCATAGTTCGTATGCCAACCAACAAATCCACCTGGAGGGTAATAGGATAGTAAAGCAGAAGTATGCGCTCCAATCTCTTGGGCAAAATCATACTTAACTTTCTGCATAAACTCTCCCCACATCTCAGGGTCTTTACGAACCATAGTGGCACTTGGTTGCGCAAAATATCGGTCAGGTGGTCCAACTAACTTATCTCTAGATAAGCACTCTTTAAGGTATTCACGTGAGCAATAGTATTCACCCTTATGAATATCCTCTGGTTCCACATACGTAGAATACTCGGGGTTATCATATGAAGGTTTTGAAAGCATCTCAGTCGAGAAACTTTCGAGTACCTCAAGAAACTCTTTATTACGAATAGTTACTTCACTCATTCTCCGTTCTGTTCCCTTTCAAATCTATCATTTGCCTTCTCAATATCTTTTTCTGTACAAGCGCCATATGTTATTAAATAACTTAACACATTTTCAATAGCACCTTGTTTACCAAAGTATTTGCCGATATAGAATGCTACTGCAAGTAATCCTACAGCTAGTAGCGTGTGGGTAGTTGAATCCATTAGGCTCTCCTTCTACATTTTGAAGCCGTCGAATTTCTCCGCCGATACCCGTGTACCAGAGTTAGAATTATCGAATGCTGGACCATTGTCTTCTATCTTATTTAGTGGAGAGTCACTTTGGTCAACGTCAAACAATCTCATCTTAGATCTATCAACCCCAACAACAAACCGTTGGTGCATACCTGGATCATTATAGCGATTCTTCAACTGCTTAACCATTATTTGGTTCTGTCCTTTAAGTTCATCATTACTGATGAGTGCGAACATGAAGTCAGCGGTTGCGGGTAATCCAAAAGACTCGGACGTGTCTTCAAGCCCAACGTCGTCATTATTGTAACCGCCACGAGTCGTTTGTGTCGCCGACACGACAGGCACGTCGAATTCAACGGCAAGTCCACGTAGCTCTTCAGCAATTGACTTAATATAAGAATACGAGTTAATAGCACCGCCCATTCCTTTCATACGTGAAGATGAACAAATATTCAGATAATCAATAAAGATAATATCTGGCATAAAGTTCTTCTTCAGCTTCAGTTCATTCAATAGCGCACGGAAGTGATTCGCGTGAGCAGCACCAGTTGGATACTCTTTAATGATTAGCTTACCAGTCGTCTTCTTAGATATCTTACCAACTCGGTCTGTGAACATATCCTTAGATAAACTTTCTAGCTGATCAATTGGTATATTCAATAGATTAGCATCAATTCGTTCTGCAATACGTTCTTCTGACATCTCCATGGTAATGTATAGAACATTCTTCCCTTGGGTAAGGGCTGCTGAAGCACAGTGACACATAAAAAGAGACTTACCAACACCAGTGCCAGCAAGCGCGATATTGAGCGTTTTGTTTGGTAAACCACCTTTTGTTACCTTGTTGAAATAATCTAAGTCAAACTCGATCTTCTCTTCATCCAAGTGGTAGAAGTCAAATCGCTCATCGACATTTTCTAAGTAATCGTGACCAATGTTAGTATCGAAAGATACAGACAGCGCTTTACTCAGAATATCAGGGATAGCATTTTTACTTAATGATTCATGCTTACCGTCAATAACAGTAATTGATTCCATAACAGCATTAAACACTGCTCGGTCTTGACACCACTTCTCTGTACTATCAAGCAACCACTTGAGGTCTTCTTTCTGATACTCAAATATATTTGGTAAGATATCCATGGCATGGCGATAATGTTCATCAGTCATGCGATCGACAGTATCGATCTCTATCTTAAAAGCTTCTTTAGTCGGAAGGTTATTATATTTTGCGATGTACTTAGTAAACTCTACAAAGAGGGAGCGATAAACTCCCTCAAAGTAATCAGGTTGTAGAAATGCTGCAACCTTGCGAGTGTACTCATCGTTAGTCAGTAGATTCCTGAGAATCGTCTGCTGTAGATTGATTTCCATTTGATTCCTTAGTTTTCAACGTACCATCATTAATAGCTGCAACAAGAATATCCTGTAGGATATCTCCTGCAAGAGTTTGTAGTTCAACGTCTGAAGTTTCAGCTTCACCGTCAATTACATCAAAGTTGAATTTAAGTTCTTCGCTCTCACCGTCATATGCGATGTTAGCAAAACGAATCGTCACGCCATCATATGGTGAACGTAGTAGTTCGACGTTCCAAGTCTGTTCACCTTCTTCGAATGAAGGGACCAACTGGTAGTCAATGTGTTCATTTGGTTTATCTAAATCTAGGTCTTTCACTTATACTTCCTCTAGGATCGTTTCAGGATTAACTTCACTATTATAACCTATCTTGTAGGTTTTTTCAAGGAATCTAGCAAAGTCAGTTGTTTCTAAAATAGGTTCCCAAAACTCAGCATTCAGGGTATCTTTCTGACGAACCTTACTACCCAACACTTCACCAGTTTCAGTATCTACGCGTTGGTACCACCCATTAGATGGCTTAATAACATAACCGCCAGCAATAGCCACATCAAGTAGACCACTATACCGCTGTACACCACCTTCCCAAGAAACTCCAATAGGAATCTTAGACTTCTCTTTAACATAGCGAGACTTCTCCACATTAATTACAAAGTTGTAACCAGTAATCTCTTGACCAGTCTTTTCTTGTTGACGACCAAGGATCCAAATATTATCGGCACTATAGTAAATACCAGTACCACCAGATACAATCGCTTTAGGGAATAGACCCATTTCTTGATATGTGTGATTGATAGCCAACATCGGAATATTCTTCATAGTCAGATACGGAGTCGTCATACGGAATAAACCTTTCAACGCTTTGGCACGTGACATGTCAGCAACAGACTTTTCATTGATAGCATCTTCTAGTTCTTTCTTAGAAGCCAAGTTACCAATAGAGTCAATCACGATAATGACATCATCTTCACGGTCAAGCGCTTCAAGCTGAGCAATCATATCAAACTTGAGTTCTTCAACGTTAGCGATAGGTGTGTGTAATACACGTGCTGGGTCAATACCAAACTGTTCAAAGTATGACTGCGGTGAACCAAACTCACTATCATAAAACAACATGACAGCGTCAGGTTTAGCATCAAGATAAGCGCCAGCCATTAGTAAAGCGAAAGATGTTTTAAAGTGTTTACTTGGACCAGCAAGTACGGTAAGTCCAGGTGTAATACCACCGTCAATTGAACCAGACAACGCGACATTTACCATAGGCACGTTCGTCGGAACCATATCTTTTTCGGTGAAGAACTTACTCTGGGACAAGATTTCCGTACCTTGTACCTTAGAGTTCTTCTTCAATTTATCCATAATACTCATATACTACTCTCCAAATTTAACATTCTGTTCTTTTTCACGTTCATCAAGATCATATTGTAACCTATATTGATTGTTAATGTCAAGTACTTTCTGCAGCAAATCAAACTGCCCTTCAGCAAAGTAATTCATTGCATTGGTATCTTTAGGAAAACATGCGCCACCAAAACCTCGACGACCATCAGGTCCAGGAACTTTCATATGACTATTACCAATTCGTTTGTCCAAAGATACCGCGCTTGTTATATTAGTAAAATTACACCCATGCGCATCAGTCAATTCCTTTAACTGATTAAAGAATGTCACCTTGGTTGACAGGAAAGTATTAATAGTATACTTAACGAATGAAGCTTCTTTTGCTGAAACAAATACATTCTGTGGATCAAGCATCTTACTGTATGCGCTGTAGATTGCTGCAACGTCAGCGCAAGGTTTTAGATGACCACCAAATACATTGAACTCAGCATTAATAAAATCTTCATTAGCATTTGCTTCAGTGAGGAACTCAGGGTTATACACGAAACGTTCAGGACTTAATTGAGCCAGAGAATCAACGATCTCTGGTGTTACGGTTGATTTCAAAACAACAATAGCATCAGTATTGTCAATCAACTTCTGAGTCACATCTAATACAATTGAGTCATCAATACGACCGTTCGCAGACATAGGTGTAGGAACACATACGAATGCAACTTCTATATCATCTCCATACAGGTCTTCGACCTTGGTTCCGACGTTAGGGTCGATAATTTTAATATTAAC